AGGCTATGTCTGTCGATTTGTTGAGCTTGAACACAGCTTTGGCCAGCGCGTCAGAATCAACGCCTGCAAGCTCTGCCGCCCGCTGGTAGCCGACAAGGTTTTCGGTTGATATGCCAAGCGTACGCGAGAGTTTCGAAGTTGCGTCTACAGCTTCAAGCTGATTCTTTACCAGTGTGGCGGTTGCAGCAGCGGCAATGCCAGTGACAGCCGCGCCATACTTCGCAATCGTTGTAACGTGGCCGGCAAGGTCGCTGGAAAACCGCGAGGCGATGCGCGTGGCTTTCTTGAAGCCCTTCTCAAAGTCGCCAATTTTGGCGGTAAGGCTAACTCCTAGCGTTGCGACTGTCTTTGCCATAAAGTTTCTTCAGTATCGCTCTTGCGCTGATGGGGTCGTATTCGTTTGTTTTTTGCTTTGTGTTGAATTCCGGCATGAAGTCCTTCAGGGTGAACTTGCCGCCGCTTTTCTTCATACCGCCAGCTTGTGCGGTAATCATGCAGTTCAAAGCATTGCGAACGTCCGCCCTTTCTTCACCGAACGGCTCAATTTCAAAGTAAGCCATCCATTCGTAAAGCAACTTGATTGGAGCGCCGGCCAGCATTGCGTCAGGATCGTAAAAGCCTAGCTCTTTGGCCAGACGAAACTGGAATAGCCTTACTGGTCGGCTTTGGAGTTTTTTACTGTGTCCTCACCGTCAGTGAGGCCGGAGACTTCCAAGGCAGCGGTTGCGAATTCAGCAAGAAAGGAAAAGGATGCGAGCTTGCGCACTTCGGCGGGGTCGGTATAAAGCTGTTTGCCGTCTTTGTCGCAAAGGCAGCAGACCACCAACAACGCGCCGATTTCCGACATCAGCGAAGGGTCAGCGCCTACTTTGCTGGTGAGTTCGATAACGCGGATCGCTTCCGCGCTGCCGTTCAAGTTGCGAATGAATACCGATTCACCCGCTACGGTTCTTTCGTGCAATTTCAGTCCGAGCATATGCCACCTGTGTGCATACCTGAATGATCTGCTGCGGAAAGCTGGTCAGGATTCCAGCGGTTCAGGGGCTACCCTATCCGCAGCATTCTGAGGATTAGGAGTAAGTAGGGGCCGTGCCGCCGTTTGCGCCGCCGTCGAACTGGAACACGTAGGTGCCGGTGATGATATCTTCCAGCGGGTGTTCCGATGAGCGAGACGAAATGAATCCGGTGCCGCTCAGAGTTTCGGCAGTTTCAGCGCCGTCCGCGTCAGGGTCTGGCCAAGTGATGGTGATGGTGCCGACAGTCGGGCCAACAGGGGGCGGGTTACCAGGCTCGTACTGGAGCTGCACGGTGACAGCGGGCGGCTGCTTCAAAGACCCGCCAATCAACTGCCGCCAGCCGGTAGAACTAAGCGTCGTTACGTCCAGCACCGCGACTTCCTCGCCATCAATGGCAAAGCTGGTGGCCAGTCCGGTAAATGAAATCGTAGCAAATGCGATAGTGCAGCCTGTGCCTTTTCTTGCGCGTGCCATGTGGAAACTCCTTCGTCAGAAACGAAAAAGCCCGCACAAGGCGGGCTGGATTGATTGATTACTGCGTCTTACTTGCTTGCGGCCCTTTCGATGCCCTTACCTATGTCGCTGCCGATTGCCGCGAATGATTGCGTCTTGTGATTGTCGATTGCTGGCCGGATGAATGGCGTTGCGCCTACGCCGTGTTTGCCGTATTCCAGCGCGTAGGGGTAGTACCCTTTTGCGTTGGCTGGAATGCCAAGCTCTGCGCGGGTCGGATCGACAAGGCCAAGCCGAATGAAATTCTTCCTGCCACTATTGGCAATCTTCGCGTTGGCATAGCCCTTCAACATGTTGCCGGTCTTGATCAGGCCGAGCCGGGTAATGTTTGCCGCTACTCTGCCGCGCATTCTCTTGGCTTCTTTGCGCAACGATCCGCGAACAATGGTTTTCTGTGTCTTGTCCATAATCCTGCCAAGCGCCCTTTCCAGTTCGGCATTGCCCAATACGGATATGTCAACTTTCATCGGTAGAACGTCACCATGAAGTCTTGAGTCTGCGAATAAATCAGCGTGATCGGATCGTAAAAATCCGGCCCTTCAGAATCAGGCAAGATTGCGTCCACCACATAACTATTAACGCTGCCACGTTGGTGCGCGCACGCGGTCAGCACCTGTGCAAGTATCGTCTTTACCTTGCCATAACCTGCAACGCCTTCCGCATCACGCGCAAAGGCGGATACCTGCACGCGATTGGATACCAGCTTCGGAGTTTCAGTCATCGCCAGCGTGTTGTATTGCTGCCCGTCGATCTGTTGGACGCAAATGCAAGGCACCTGCTCTGGCAATGGCAGAATCCCGGTCAGGATTTGCGCAGCCGGTACAATGGCGGTCATGCCTGAGTTGTTCGATAGCAGGTAGTTGATTATGGAAGCGCCGCTCACGGATGCGAAACGTCCAACACAAAGTCAAATCGATTGATTACAGCGCCGGGAGTCCATGCGCCTTTCGCCTGCACCACGCCGATCAAGGTGCGGGTGTTGAGTGTGTCGAATTCTATCATTGGCGCGGTTGTCGAAACAGCGCGTTGCCAGCCGGTTGCGCCCGCAGTGAACAGGCCAGCCGGGTTGCGCCAGCTTGATGCGCTGAAGGAAAACGCGCCAATCAGATCACGGTAAGCGGCGGCGGTAATGTCCATTGCTGCGTTGTCTGCCGGGTAACTGCCGGCGGCAAATGGGATGGAAGTGGTAGGCCGGAACAGAAGCAAATCGAAATCAAGCGCTGTGATTACCAAGTTGCCGCTTGCCGGTGTCACGATACAGGCCGCGCTGATGATGATTCCGTTGGTTGATTGGTAGTCGCCATCGTAAAGGCTGAACGTCATAGGCGTGACGGCAGAGCCGGTGGCGCTGTTTGCAATGTGATCGCCAGAAGCATAAGCGCCTGCGGAGGATGGATTGCTAAACGTCTGAGTAATGCGCGGCATGGTAGCTCCTATTGTCCGTCGATTCTTTCAATCAAAAATTCCACTTCGTCTTTGTCGCCAAGGATGGCGGGGCCAGAAACGATGTTGAATATGGTGCGCGCAGGTCTGTTGATGACAACGCGCATGGAAGTGTCTATGTCTGTGCAGTAGTTCAGCCGCAGCCGTGTTTGATTGATCGAGGTTGTAAGCCCGCCCTGCGCCGATTCTGATCGGCTTGGTAGCGCGTCCTGCAATGCGCAGTACCGAACACCGAGCAAGCTCCATGATTCAACCGGGGAGCCGTAGGTGTCCTTGGTCAGCGTCTTTTGCTCAACCCTGCAGCGCATGTTCATGGTGCTGCGCTTCATTCTGCCCACTCAAAGCCGGGGACGGCGTGATCGTCAAGCAAGGCGTCCACAAAAGAGCGCGGAAATTCTGTCAACCCTGTGGCCATCGTGCCGGGGTTGTCGTAAAAGTGCTTGATGCGCACCAGCATCCAATGCTTGATGCTGTCAGGCACCGCAGAGGCAACACCATAGCCGCACACATAGCGCACGGTGACGGCGCCAGTGACGCAGCGTGTTACAGGCCACACCAAGCCATACGCTGGAATGCGGCCCGAGCGGCACATTTCCAATCGGTGCCGAGCGCGAAGTGACCGAAGAGCATGGCCGGCAGCTTGTCGCTGGCGGCTATGCTGCCGACATCACGCCGCGCAAGCTGCCTGTGGTTGAAACTGCGGCTGTGGTGCCGGAAGAAACAGCGGCAACTGTAGTCGAAGAAGTTGCCGTTGCTGCGCCGGTTGAAACTCGCGGGCGTCGCCGTAAATGACAGCTCTCGTTGTAGTCACGCCGCCGGCAGTTGAGCCGCTGACAGTTGCCGAGGTAATGGCGCACTGCCGTATCGACCAGATCAACCAGGAGCTTGCGCCGCAGTCATTCACTGTGGCGCTGGCTTCGCCGGCCGCGCCGGGCAACGTCAATGCTGGCGCGCACCGCTATCGTGCCACGTTCGTCACGGCTGACGGCGAGACAGAGGCGGGCATCCCGTCATCGGCGGTGACGGTGGCCAATGCTGCAGTCAACGGGCAGGTCACGCTGACCGGCATTCCAATCGGCGGCGCACTGGTGACGGCTCGCAAGATTTACCGTACCGAGGCAGGTGGCACCAGCTACTTGCTGCTTGCCACGATTTCAGACAACACGACCACGACTTACACCGACAACATTGCAGACGCCTCGCTCGGCGCAGGCGCTCCGACAAGCAATACGACCAGCGATCCCGGATTGATGGCGCTGATCAAGGCTGCCCGCACCTCTGCCGAGAAAATGACGCGGCGCGCGCTGATTACGCAGACATGGGATTACACATTCGACTGGTTTGAGCCGCCAAGCAGCACGGGTGACACAACGCCGATCGTGCGCAAGGCGAGGATCATCGAGTTGCCGCGCCCGCCGCTTAGTTCCGTCACGAGCGTGACCTACTATGACGAGGATGACGTGTTGCAGACCTTGAGCAGCAGCGCCTACACGGTGGATACAGACAGTATCGTCGGCTCCGTCGTGCTCAAAGACGACGAAGAGTGGCCGGCAACCTCCACAAGCCTCCCGAATGCCGTGCGGGTCCTCTATGTGGCTGGATACGGCAGCACGGCGGCAACGGTGCCCGCCGTGCTTCGTGCCGCGGTGCGCATGCTGGTCGCCCATCTCTACCGGCCGGGGCGTGA